CCCGACTATGTCGATGCCCACTGGAAAAGGAAGATTGTTTCTGTTGGCGGCTGCTACTGCAGGTAGCGCCGTCATTTTCTTATGGAAGAGAACCGAGATACGTGATTACGTTTCGGGACTGTGCGAATGGCTTGCTGATGAGCCGGCGATTGTGTCGGACATCTCACGCGATGCCTTCGCACAAACAGTGGTGGATCTGGTTGATGGAACTCCAGGTCACACCCATGCGAGTGCCGCTAGCTTGAGAACCGCGGCCACACGTTTTGCGCTGAACATAGCGCAGTACTGTGGCGCCGAGGTTTATGTCGTTGGAATGTCTAAGACAGACCAAAGACGTGGACTTCGAGGATCTCGCAAGTGGTACTGGACGAAGGACGTCAATGCGGACAATCGCAACGATAGGCCTACCATGAAGGACATCCGATTTTTGTGTGATGTCGATTATTATGTCGATATGCCACAGCTTCTGGTCACTGAAGGTAAGCCCGTTCTCCTCTACACTGTAGTACCTGAAGAGGCGACTTCTAACGGAGATGATGATACGTCTTTCCATTTTATGGAAGATGGTTCGCTCCGTACATTTGTCGCCGGCGGGGGCATTTATCAGCATTTGTTGTGGGATTATGCTTCAGACTCCTTCCTGGTTTGCCAGAAGAAGTTTGGAGTTCCCGTACGTGCTATTGCCTACGCCGTGGAGCGCAAGCAAATAGGGAAACACCGACAGGTGGTTCTGCTTGCGCCCATTCGAGTCTTCAATGGCTTAGCTGCCCTTCTAGCAGCCTGGCTTTTAGAGACTAAGGCCCTCAGCCGCTTCCAGCCAGTTGTGGCTGGAACCTCAGGAGAAAAGTTTGTGAGGTACAATGTCATGTCATCTGATGGAACACTTATGGTAACTACTGCCCGGCCAGGCCAGGCGTTAAGTGCCACTGTGCCCCAACAGGATGATGATGCCATTGCTACCGTTGCCCGCTTAGGTACTACCAATCTCATGTTGCCAACTACCGCTAGCTGGATTAAGGATAGATCTGCTTCTGCAGTTCTAACCGAATATCATCGGCTGTGTGGGAAGAAGGCAAAATGCGTGGTGTACCCTGTTGAGCAGGGAGTGCGCGCGTATCAGTATCAACCAGCTGTGTTTGACTGTGAAGCAAAACCCAAGCTCCAAGCGTTCATGAGTCCCCTCGTTCATGGAGCCTTTTGCCCGGTGGCTAATAAGGCTGGGGAGGAGCAATGTGTCAAAGGACGCATAACTTCTCTTCAGAAATCTGAGCCCAAACCGAGCAATTTCCGTGATAGATGCATGGATGAGTTTGCGACACTCATCCTGCGAGGCGCAGTCCTTGAGCCCGTCTGCTTCGAAACGGTTGAAGCGAAGCAGACCCGCGCTGCCCAGAAACTGTCGATTGCGAAAGCTGTACTAACCGGAGATATCCGGAAGCTTGTTTTAAAATGTTTCATTAAAGCCGAGGCGTATCTTGATGTTAAGGATCCGCGAAATATCTCGACGTACAATGACGCAGACAAGCTTGATATGGCATTTTTCGCATTGTCCTTAGCTGGACATATGAAGCAGTTTAAGTGGTATGGTCCCGGCAAGACACCCTTGGAGATAGCGGAACGTGTCGCCGAGATTGCACAGGCGTCAGAATATCTTAACATTTCTGATTACCATCGCATGGACGGCACGATCTCCTACGTATTGCGTAGAGTAGACCGAGTGGTGTGTATGAAGGCCTTTGCACACCATGGCGCGAAATTGAATCAACTGCTGAAAACGAACGCTGATAACATTGGTTATTTACCTCATGGAACAACGTTCGATCAAGGACCATCGCATGGATCAGGATGTTCAGCCACAAGCCTGTTCCAAACCCTCCGCGCCAGCTTCAATGCTTACCTTGCGTTCAGGCACACCCCAAAGCGGAATGGAGAGACCTATAACCCCGAAGAGGCGTTCGAAGCTCTTGGGATCCACCTCGGTGATGATGGTGTCGATGGCGACTTACCCATCACATCACATCAGTGGGCCTCACGATGCACTGGCCTCATCCTCGAAGCCCATCTTGTGGCTAGAGGGGATCGAGGGGTCAACTTCTTGGCACGCTACTACTCGCCAGCTGTTTGGAATGGACAGCTTGACAGTATGTGCGACGTCAAGAGACAGCTCTCTAAGCTCCACACTACGGTGCGCCTGCCTGACAATGTCCCGGCTGAGCAAAAGCTCGTCGAGAAAGCCGCCTCCTATGTGGCGACCGATGGGTATACCCCCGTTGTCGGAGAATTCTGCAAGAAAGTGCTTTTGCTGTCACCCTTACGCCCCGGACTTCTTTCTGGAATCCGTACTTGGTGGGCTAAGTTCGACAAATCTGTCCAGTACCCCAACGCAAATGTTGGAGGATGGATGGATGTGGAGTTTGAAGCTCAGTTCCCCGAATTTGATCGAGGTCTGTTCGGAGATTGGTTGGCTTCCACCAACTCGTCCCAGGAATTGCTTTCAGCTCCATTATGTGCTGAACCCAAGCCCGCAACACCAAGCCAGTCTGATGTCGTGGTTGACGGAGAGGTTGTGCCTTCACGACCTCGCGATGACAACGAGCAACAAGCCGTCCCGGCGCAGCCCTCGAGGAGGCGCCCGAGGAGCAATCAAGCGCAAAGACGTAGAGGAGGTCCAGGAGCCCGACCTAAAACCCGCCCGCGGAGAGAAAACCATCGTAGTTAAACCCCTCTCCGGAACAGACGGGGCAGTTCAAATGTGAAAGCCCTAGCGCAGGAAAGCCAAATGTAGGTCCGACCTGGCTGGTGAAGTACCATAAAACTTTCGCTTAGGC